GTTGACTGGACACACCCTGTCATTTCTTCTATTTCTCTAAGTGTTTTACCGGCCTTGTATAGAAGGAGAATATCTTTTCGTTTAGTTTCTGAAATCATTTATTTGTTTTTTATACTTTTATGTTTTCGGCAATTTATTTGCTACGCAAAAATTGTGATTACTTCAAATTGTAATAGGGGATTTCGGTCCCCTATTTTTATTATTCACACAATACCGAAGCAGTAAATTGTTGACCTGCATAATTCCATTGTCTGCGGCTTAGTTTGCCATCAACATCGGAAAATAACCCATTGTTATCAACTTCGAAAGGACAGTTATTAGCCTTTAAACCTTTTTTTAAACCTGCTAAAGTTCTATATTCTTTACTTGAATAACCTTTAGTGTTGTAAGTGCCTTTTGAAATTGTTGCTGTTGTAAAAGTTGAAGTTTTCATTTTCTTATTTTTTCGTTAACGATATGAATATAGTCATGATGAACTTTTTCATTACACGAGTATCCTGACATCACCATATTAGCCGCTGTTTCCTCCTCGTTAGTTACAAATAAATCCATGTTGTTAAAACAAAAATCGTACTGCGCTTTTGTAGGGACGTATTCGCCACCGGCTTTGTCGTAATCGAAGTTACTTGTTGAGCGTCTTTTTTCTGCCTTAGCCTGTTTTCTTGCTTCGTATTCTGCGGCAAATTCAGAATCGTTATTCATTTTTTGTGCAAATTCCCTGCGTTGCGTGGGTGATGATCTCCATTTGTATGACATAATATTTAGTTTTTAAGTGTTTGTTATTTGTTGTTAATCACATTACAAATGTACAAATATTATTGTGATTTGCTATCATTTTGTAAAGTTTTGTTTAATTATTTTATATGTTATAAAACATGTTTTTTAAAAATAAATTAAGTAATTGATTACTTAAATACTTAAATTATTTGTATAATTAAAAAATACTGGAATACATTAATTAAATCAAGTGGCATATACCATAGAGCAATATGAAACCCTTCAAGCTGCTATTGCAAGCGGATCAAACACAGTTAAATATGGTGATAAGCAAATAACATATAACAGTGTTAGCGATATGCTTAAGGTGTTGGGTATAATGAAAGCTGAACTATTCCCAAACGATAAGCCTGTAAACAGAAAGTATGCATTATTTGAAAAAGGAATAATACAGAAGGTAACAGAATGAATGTAATTGATAGGGCTATATCTTATTTAAACCCACGATGGGGTTACGAGCGGTTAAAATATCGCTTTTATGAAGCCGCCGCCTTTAGCCGCCGCACAAAATCATTCGACAAAGCACGTTCAACAGGACCGAACATGGAAGTTTCTGGTGCGTTGGTTACGCTTCGTAACCGTAGCCGCTTTTTTGTCCGCAATAACGGATGGGCTAAACGTGCTATTGAAGCTGTTACTAATAATACAGTCGGGGAAGGTATAAGACCGGCTCCTATAGGTAGCAGAAGCCAGATTAAAAAGGTTAAAAAAATCTGGAAAGATTGGGCCGAATCGACTTCATGCGATTGGTATGAAAAAAGTACCATTTATGGCTTACAAAGTCTAGTAATGAAGGAAATTGCCGAAGGTGGCGATGTCCTTATCATTAAAAGGCGAGTTAAGCCAACCGGTGATAATATTTTACCCATTAAAATACAGGTTTTAGAAGGTGATTTTTTAGACCATTCTAAAGATACAATGACAAATGATGATGGTGGTTATAACCGGTTAGGGGTTAAATATGATAAGTTAGGACAGCTTTTAGGCTATTGGGTATATGACCAACATCCAACCGATGGAACCGGCAATTTTACAAAATTGGACTCTTTTTTTATTCCAAAATCTGATTGTTTGCATGTATTTGAATTATTAAGAATTGGTCAGGTGCGGGGTGTCCCTATGGGAATAGCATCGTTCATAAAATTATCTGATTTTTCAGATTATGAGGATGCTCAATTAATGCGGCAAAAGGTTGCAGCTTGTTTTTCAGCATTTGTCAGCGGCGATGAAACATCGGGAGAAGGTAATTTAGAACATGTTGAACCTGGTATCATTCAATATTTAAAATCGGGCGAGACTATTACGTTTGCAGATCCTCCTCAAGCTGAGGGATATGATGCTTATACAACTAAAATATTACAAGGTATTGCTGCCGCTTATGGGATAACTTATGAGATGTTAACTATGGATTACTCGAAGGTTAACTTTTCGTCCGGTAGAATGGCTCAAATTAATGTTATTGCCAATTTTAAAAAGTGGCAATATAATATGATGGTGCCGCAAATGTGTGTGCCCATTTGGAATTGGTTCATTGAAGCCACAATGATAGCAGGGTTAATGCCTACACGGGTTATTTGTGGTTGTACCGATTGGACTGCACCGCGTATTCAGCAGCTCGATCCGGTAAAAGAAACTAATGCCAGGATAACAGCTATCCAGGGTGGATTAATGACTGTTTCTGAATGTTTGCGTGAAGATGCCCGCGATCCGGAAGAATTTTTTGAAGAATATAAATCCGATATGGACAGGCTCAAAGAGCTTGGAATAAATATAAGTTCAATAATAATATTACCTGAAGTTCCAGACCCAAATAACCCTTAATATGCCAAAAACTAAGCAAATAAAGACAGAACAAAGTTATGTTCGGGCACTTATCAATAAAAGTTCATTTGATAAAGCAAAACGGTCATTTGATGTGACGTTTGCAAGTGAAACACCTACACCAATGTATAATTGGGATATAGGTTATTTTGATGAGGTTCTTGCTTGTGACGCTAAAAATGTGCGTATGGAACGGGCAAAAAATGGATTACCTGTTTTCGATAACCATTACCCGCGTACTGCTATGGTTCAACTTGGAAGGGCTGATAATATTCGTTTTGAAAATGGATTAGCGGTTGCAACAATTACTTTGGGTGCTAGGGCTGACGATGCTCTTATTTCTGACCTCGAAAATGGAATTGTGTCCGGTATATCTGTTGGGTATCGTGTACATAAATATGATGGTACTATTGAAAAGGATAAAAAACCTTCACTACGTGCAACTGATTGGGAGCCTCTTGAAATATCATTTGCACCCGTTCAGGCAGATCCAAAAAGCAAAATCAGGAGCGAGGGCTCCGATTCTATAAATACGATTATTAATTATTTAAACACTCAAAATTTGAAAACAATTGCTGAAATTCGAGCTAACGCATCGGACGAGCAGAAGGCTCGTTTAGATGCAATCGTTTTGATAGCCCGCGCTGCTAATCTTAACGATGATAAGGCTATAGAACTTTTTGAAAGCGAAAAAACTGTTGAGATTATCCGCTCAGAAAATCCTGAAAAGACTCAGGTTCCCGCTCCAACCCCTGAAAAGGTAGACGTGAATAAAATTCGCCAGGAAGCTACCGAAGCAAATAAGGCTCGGTTAGATGCTATCCTTAAAAGTACGCGTGCTGCAAAATTAGAAGATAGTTTTGCTATTGAGATGTTTAACTCTGTAAAACCTTTAGATGAGATTCGTCAGGCTATCATCGAGAAGTTTGCTGCTGCTGAACCGGCTAAACCGGATGGTAACCATGGGGGTGGTGTTGGTGTTGGTAAGGAAGCTATCGAAAAGAAACGCGAAGCTGCTGAACAGGCTTTACTTAACCGTATTGCTCCAAAAGTATTCGACCTGGCTAAAGTTGATGGTGCCCGTGATTTCCGTGAATTAACAGTTCACGAAATTGCCAACACATTAATGGCTGAACGTACAGGCAAAGCTGTTATAATTGGTCGTAGCGAAATGGCTAATAAGATTTTTGGAAATCAAAGAGATCTTTCAACATCCGATTTCCCTTTATTGCTTGAAAATGTAATGAACAAAGCATTACGTGGCGATTATGAATTTGCCCCTGAATTTTGGGATATGATTGCTCGTGAGACTTCTGTTTCCGATTTCCGTGCAAAAAATCTTTACCAGGTTGAATCGGTTAATGGAATGTCCGAAATTTCCGAAGGTGGAGAGATCAAGTATAGTAGCCTGCTCGAATCGAAACAAACCATCCGGGTTAAAAAATATGCCGAAGGTATCAAGTTTACCCGTGAAGCATTTATCAACGATGATTTGAATGCTTTCTCACTTATTCCCAATCGTTTTGTTCTCGATTGGAATACAATTCGTGGTGATTTAGTTTGGAGTTTAATTACTGCAAATGTAACCATGGACGACGCAAAGGCTCTTTTTCATGCAGATCATGGAAATTTACTTTCAGGTGCCGGTTCAGCTCTTGCTGATGCTGGATTAACGGCTGCATTAAAAGCTTTCAGAGCCCAAACAGGATTAGATGGGAAACGTAAAATTCGTGTAGCTCCTAAATTTTTAATAGTTTCTTCGGATCTCGAAGTTACTGCAAGAAAATTATTGCAACAGACTAACCCCGTTGCGACTAGCGACGTAAATATTTGGGCTAATGCATATACGTTGATTGTTGAATCACGTTTGACCGGTAATTCTTGGTATTTAGCAGCAAGTCCATCTCAAATGGAAGGATTATACTATGCTTATCTTAATGGTAATGCTGGGTTGCGCTCGAATCGGATCGATGATTTTGATAGTGATTCGATCAAATTTGCCGTTCGTGGTGAATTTGGCACTTCTGCTATTGAATATCGCGGATGGCAGAAAAATGTTGGAGCTTAATTGTTAAACCTGGGGGAGAAATCCCCCAATAAAATACATAAACGATGAAAAATTTTATTGCAGATGGTAAAAAGTTAACAGTTGTAGCCCCTTCGGGTGGTATTACTTCCGGTAAATTAACCATTGTAGGAGCCTTGGCCGGTGTTGCAGTAACAACGGCAGCCGAAGGTTCAAAAGCTACAGTTGAATTAACTGGTGTTTTCCAATTGGCTAAAGCTTCTGGAGCTGTTGCTCAGGGAGTAAAAGTTTATTGGGATTCAACAGCATCAAATGTAACTACCACTGTTGGTAGTAATACATTTATTGGCTATGCTTATGAAGCTGCAGCAAGTGGTGATACTGTTATTAATGTTGATCTTGGAACATTATAATGTCAACATTTGATGGAATGCAAACAGCTATGTTCTCGGTTGTTAATTCAATATTCGGGGATGTAGCTATTTGGAATCCATCGGATAAATCTGATAAAATAACAGATTCAGTTTTATACAATTGTCCGGATATTTTACAAACTCTCGGAGATGTTGATAAGTACGAGTTTCAAACTTATAATTATTGGTTTGAGTATTATCAGGGTAAATTTCCAAACTTAAAAGAGTCTGTTGATTCTGGGAACATTGAAACAGTAGAAGTAAAAGGAGTATCACTCTATGTTCGCAAGGTAGTTACCAAATTTGATGGTAAAACATACATTGCCTATTGTGAATTAAAAGAAAGCACAAATGGATAGGTCCGAACAATTAGAAAACGAATTAGTAGATCGATTTTATCATGATGTTGATAACTTAAGAACTCCAAAAACGGGTGTTTTTTTTGATGTAGCCCCATTGCCTGAATGTGAGTCCGATTTTAAACAGGGCATTAAACCTAAGGTTTATGTGATGTACGACAATTCTGATTATCCGGAATCTGAAAATTTGAACATGGTTGTACAAGAGGATAAAATGAAATTTGGTTTTGAAATTCACGCACGAACTAGGAGGGGGGACAATGGTGTATTTGCTGTAAAACAAATGATTATTGCCTTTATTTTAGGATATAAACCTAAGGGCTGTGATAAGTTTCAACTTGTTTCTTTTAGTCCATTACAAGGCGGTGCTCCTAACCATTGGATGTATTACGTCCAGTTTATTACTACATCTCATATTGCTGAATCTTTGCCGGATGTTGTTGAAGATGAACCTTTATTAAACACAGTTAATATTGTATGAAAAAATACATTAATAAATATGGTCTACTTTCCTTTTCAATTGATGGGAAAGATTACGTCTCCAACATGGGAGATCCCTTGGAACTACCTTCAGACAATAGTTATGTAAATAACTTATTGTCGAAAGGTTATATTGTCGAAGAAAATGTAAAACCTCAAAAACCTCAAAAATAATGAGCTTTTTTCATGGTGTTGAATCAATTGTATTACCTGGTGATGTTAGTTCAGTAAATACTGTAAAAACTGCGGTAATCGGTTTAATCGGTTGCGCTACCACCCCAACAGGAAGCGATACTGTAAATAAACTAAAATTGTGCTTATCGGATGTTGATGACGCGCAATATGGAATTGCCGGAAGCATTCCTGAGGCACTAGTAGCTATTAGGTCTCAAGGTGCTGCAACTGTATTGGTAGTAAATTTAGGAACGGGTACGCCCGCGCCTGATGCTGCAGCATTTATTGGCACTGTTAATGCTGAAACCGGAGCCCGAACGGGATTAAAAGTTTTTGATCTTGCGTTTTCTACTTTAGGTTTTCGTCCTAAAATTATTATTGCCCCGGGATATTCGTCCGCAACCGGTATTGCTGCGGCACTTGTTGCTTGCGCTGAAACCCATAGAGGATGTGCTTATCTCGATTCGCCAACCGGTCAAATAGTAAGTGCTGCTATTGCATCGCGTGGTGCCGGTAACCCATGGAATTTATCAACTACCCGGGCAAAGCTTCTTTATCCTGGTGTTAAAAATGCTTTGGGTGTTGTCAAACCTATGTCCGCTTATTCCGCTGGTTTACGGGCTAAAATTGATCGAGAAGAAAATTTTTGGACATCATCCAGCAATCACGATATAAAAGGTATAACCGGCCTTGAAACGCCAATTACATTTGCAATAAACGACATAAACAGCGAGGCTAATACGCTGAATGCTGCCGGTATTGTTACAATTGCAAATACATATGGTACCGGCTATCGTGAATGGGGGAATCGAAACGCAAGTTTTCCAGTTAAATCCGATCCCTTGACTTTCGAATCCGTTCAGCGACTGGATGATATAACGTCTGAAAGTATTGAACTTGCTATGTTTCCTTTTTTGGATAGACCAATTAA